TATGGCGCTGTATGACGCGCCGGAAGATGGCAACGCGCCTATTAACGACTGGCCTGATGCTTAAATATAATGGAGCCAATTACGACAGCTATAGCCGCAGTCACTGCGGCCTCAAATGCCATTGGCTTCATCAAATCCCGAATTAACGATGTGCAGTCTGTCGCTGAAATAGGCGACCAAATCGCAACGCTTTTTTCAGCGCAAAAAAAATTGAATGATGAGCGCAACAAGCAAGCTGGCGTTGGTGATGTTAAATTTAAAAGCAGCATAGACGCCGTTTTGGAAGCAAAGCGGCTGCAAGAGCAGATGCAAGAAATTGCAACGCTAATAAACATGCGTTGGCCAAGACCAGCCGGCGAACCTTCTACATGGCAAGAGATACTTGATCACCATAATCAAAAACTGCGCGAACAAAAAGAAGCGATCAAGAAAGCGCAAATTGAAGCGCGTAGAAAACAGCACCAGATGGAGGAGGCTATCAAAGCGGCGCTACTTGTCGCCGGTTGTATCGGAATAGCCGTTGGGCTTTTTGTGTTTTTATTTATGACAGTTGCGGGGGCGGCATTGTGAGCGTGGAACGTGAATTAGGAGAAATGTCTAGCAGATTGCGCACGTTGGAGCGCGAAATGTCAGAGACACGCGAAACTTTAAAGCAGTTGCATGAGTTAGCTTTGCAAGCGAAAGGCGGCTGGAAAACGCTTATGCTTGTTGCTGGCTTTGCGGGGTTAATAGGCGCCATTGGCGCTAAAGTGGCTATGTTCGTGGGTTTCCTACCTAAATAATGAGCGCCATAGTCGTTGGCCGTATTGGCGAATATATCGCCGCGGCCGTTTTGGAAATGTACCAATATCAAACGGTACTATGCCAACAAGCCGGTTTTGATCTTATAGCTTCGCGCGGCAAACAGATGTGGCGCTGTCAGGTTAAAGCTAGCACTTTCCATAATTACCATCCTGATAAGATGCAGTTCCATTTTGGCATCGGCGGTGCCAAGCGCATTCCTACCATAATTGATTATGACTTTGCAGCGTTGGTCAGCATACCGCACCGGCGCGTTTTTTTTATGCCTATAGAAGAAGTGGTTCAGAAAGTTTTAAGCCGCAAAGGCGAGTTTTTTGAGACACCAGATTTAGAAACAAATTCACTCACACACACTATGGAGATTTTAAATGGCAGATTTACCGAACCGGCGCCCATGCATAAATGAAGAAATAGGGGAAGGGATGATTGTTTCGGTTAGTTACCATCCACAAACAGGCGAACCAGTTGAAACATTTTTAACCGGTCGCGGGTTCAAGGCATCTGATAGCGCAATGGCAAATGCGCTTTATGAGTTAGGTGTCACGGCCAGCAAACTGATGCAGAAGGAGTTTAATGATGACCAAGTTGCTTGATTTAATTAAGCAGCATGAGGGGGTTGTCTCGCATGCATATGAAGATAGTCGCGGCTATCTAACCATAGGCGTTGGCCGCTTAATTGATGAACGATTAGGCGGTGGTTTAAGCGATGACGAAATAAATTTGCTGCTGGCAAACGACATTAAACGCTGCATGGACGAAGCTATGCTTTATCCGTTTTATCCAAAACTTGATGAAGCGCGGCAAGCTGTAATTATAAGCATGTTGTTTAATCTTGGCCGGCCAAATTTTGACAAGTTCCAAAATTTCCAAGCTGCTTTGTTAGTTGGCGACTTCAACCTTGCGGCAAACGAAATGCTAAATTCAAGATGGGCAACGCAAGTCGGGCACAGAGCGAACCATCTATCGCAAATGATGCGCACCGGTGAATGGACATGACTGTCGAAAGTGTAGCGCGCAAGATGCTTGAATTACGCATTCTGCCCCGCTTTATGATGATTGTGATGACGCTTGTTTACATACGTTGCATCGAATGGGCGCTTGCGATGCCTGACCTTTCCACACAACAAGCCAGCTTAATTAGCGTTGTTACCGGCGCCATGACCGGCAGCCTCGCAGTCTGGCTTAATTCGGAGAAACACTAATGATTGGAGCGCTGATCCCCGCCGTTAGTGGCATATTAGATAAGTTTGTGCCCGATGCCGATACCAAGCAAAAGCTTGCGCATGAAATATCGACCATGGCCGAAAGGCATGCGCACGAACTGGCAAAAGGACAGCTGGAAATAAATAAAGCAGAAGCGCAGAGCCGTAATATGTTTGTTGCCGGCTGGCGTCCGTTTATTGGGTGGACCTGCGGTGTGGCACTGCTAGCGCACTTTTTAATTTTCCCAACAGCAGACGTTGTGACTGCACACATGGGCATCCCGCCGGTGCAATATCCAGCTTTTGACATGGATAGCTTGATGACCATTTTGCTTGGCATGTTGGGTTTGGGCGGCATGCGCAGTTTTGAAAAATTTAAAGGAGTGTCCAAGTAATGCCACACGCTAAAAAGCCGAAAGGCCTCTATGCAAACATCCATGCAAAGCGCAAACGCATCAAAGCTGGCAGCGGTGAACGCATGAAACCAGCGGGCGCTAAAGGCCGGCCAACCGCTAAAGATTTTAAAAGATCAGCTAAAACAGCTAAGAAAAAACGCTGATAGCACCAAAAAAGTTACGCACATTGGCCATAGCACCAGCGTAGCACCAGCCGGCTACAATGCAGTAAAAATAGGGTTTTTTGTCAGGCTCATAACCTGAAGGTCGCAGGTTCAAATCCTGCCCCCGCAACCAAAAAATCCAGGCAAAACAGTTACTTATAAATTACCCCCATCGCTTCGGCGGTGGGGTTTTTTTGTGTTTTAAGCCTACCGTGTAGCACCAAACGTAGCACCAAACCGTCAGGTTATTTTGGGTTTTATGCAATAAATATGCATATAGGGGGTTTACTTTAATGCATAGGCCGCATATATTCAGAATATAAGGAACGCATGGAGGTGCAAATGGACATGGTTAAAACATTTACTTTTGGAAACGCCGATCAGTTTGAAGGCGCCAGCTTCACCAAAAATGGCAAGCTTTATGGTTATGAAGATTGTTACAAGTGTGAAGGCACCGGCATCTTGCCATGGCATATGAATGTTTCTAACGGCGTTTGCTTTGCTTGTGGCGGCAATAAAAAGCGCGCAGTGCGTTTATATAGTGAGCGCGAAAACGCCAGCCAGCGCCGCCGTATTGCCAAGCAAATTGCTATGGAAGAAGCGCGCCGCCATGTAACCGTAGAGATCAACGAATTGCGCCGCATCAAGTATGCCGTGCAAAACGGTTTCCGCAACATTGCAAGATTGCACGAAAAAGCTGCTAGCAACTACGTTGGCGAAATTGGCCAGCGTATTGATATTGAAGCCACCATGACTTTTTGCATGGGCTTCGATGGCTTCTACGGCACCACATACATAAACACTTTTGTTGATGCTGATGGAAACATCTTTTTTTATCGCGGCAACCCGCTTGCCAAGAAAGGTGAAAAAATTTCACTGAAAGCGACTGTTAAAGCACACGCCGAACATAAAGGCGCAAAGCAGACAGTTGTAAACCGCCCAAAACTTGCAAATTAGGAGGTGCAAATGACTACAGAAAATAAAAACATTGTTTGGCTGGCTGCTCAGCTTGTTAGGAACGCTGATCAGTTAAGCGCCATTGTTGGCAATCAAATAAATACCAAAAGCTGGATTGCCAGCACGTTGCGGCCGGAGTGGAGCGAGGAAGCTATTGCTGAAGTGCAAAACGCCGTTGATGAAATTTATAAGGCGCGGGCTTAACAGCCCCGCCCATTCATAAAGGAGAATAAAATTATGAAACTGGTAGCAAAAGACAAAAATGAGGCTCGTTTATTTCTGACATGGATATGCCTCAACAGCGTGGATTTTTGGGGCAACGAAGATAGTGTGAAAGAGCACAAGGCTCTTTTGCGTAAATACCGCAAATCAGTTGCGACAGCTTTAGGGGTGCCGCCCATCGATGTTCAGAGCGAGATGCTGGACTTGTATGAGGGCAATGAGCAAATCTGTAAAAAATTGCAGACAGCTTAATGGCAAACCTTAATCACATAAACCTACGGCTTAACGAAGCGCAAAACTTCGTTAAGCGGTGGCACCGTCACTCAAAGCCACTAAAGCGCCATATGTTTTCTATTGGCGGCTATAGCAGGTTTATAATGACTGATGGCCACACGGTGCCAACCGAACACCGCAAGCCCTACCCGATAGGCTTGGAAGGAATTATAACAGTTGATCGGGCATCATCTGCTTGGTCAGCTGAGCGCCACATTATTGAATTGCGCCGCGTTTGTTTAGCAGATCATGCTCCAAAAAATATGGCCAGCTTTCTTATAAACAAAGCGCGCGATGCATGTTTGGCCATGGGCTACAAAAAAAT